TAACCAATCTGTTTCTGTATCTTCTTTATTATCGAAATATTCTGTAACTTTTTTAGAAACATCAGTAAATTGATCTTCTGTAAGTTTCGAATTATTTCCAACTTCTATAATTAGGGCTTCTTTGGTGGGAAGAACATTAAAATTATTCACATAATTTTCTATTTCTTCAAAAAGAAATTGATCATTATGATCTGTAAAATATTCTTTTTTTAAATATGGAAGAGATTTTCTGGTATATTCATCATTGAATATCAGATTCTTCAGTATCGTGTCCTCTATCCTCGTCATCTTCGTTTGTATTTAAATCTATGTTTTCTTGAATTACTTCTATTAAAATGTCGCCTATTAATTTTTCAAATTCTACACCCTCAGTATCAGAATATTTCTTATCTCTGATTTCTCCAGGTATTTCAAGTATATCATATTCAAATCGATATTTCAACTCTTCTTCATCTGCATTTGGTTCTATTAATCCAAATCGATTATACTTATAAATTACATCTTTAAATTTACCTTTAGTGATAGCAAAAGCGAATTGATCATCATCCTCATTCTGAGGATTCTTCACCATCTTGTACCACTTCTTCATTGTCTTTTGTTGTTCCATATAAAAATTTCTCCTGACAATATTTGTCGATTTTTAACATTATTTCTTCAGTAAAATATTTTTTAGGATCTTGCATGATTGCCTTACCAAATAATTTTGTACCATCTGGAAGTTCAAATCTTGTTGATACTTTATTGAAAATTCCAGCTTCTTCAGCAAGTTCTAACATACCATGCCAACGATCCAATCCTTTATTATAAGTTACTAATGCATCAATCATTTTATTTTCTACAGTCAATCTAGATTTATGATTTTTGCAATGAATAATGTTACCAATAACTTCTGTACCATCTTTCTCTTTACGTTTTGAAAGAAACACAATATTACTTGAAGCATAATAAAGACCCGTACCGCCACCCATAACTTGTGTAGGAAACATTACACCAACTTGACTATAAGTATGGTTCGTAACTAATACGGGAACTTTTGCTTTACCTGCTTTAAGTGTTAATACTCTAAATGCACCTTTTACAAGTGCGGCCCTTGTCATATCTTTTGTCTCTTTACCCTCAGCAATATCTCCTACTTCTTTTGAGGTAGACAACATTCCGAGACTATCAAGACATATCATCAATGGTTTTGGATCTTCACTTTCAAGATGTTTATCAAGTATTTTTGTAACCTGATGAGCAAATTCTTGTATTGTAGCAACTGGTAAAATTACCATACGAGTAGTATCTATTTCTCGTTGCTCAATCATTTGTTTAGTTATAGCAGATTCAGACTCAAAATACAAAACCCCACCAGTAGGATTATCTGCCAAAAACTGTTTGACAAGACCGAGTACAAAGAACGTTTTCCCAGTTGCACTTTCTCCAGCAAATGCTGTAATTTTGTTTGAGGCCAAACCTCCATATATCGACCCACTAAGTAAAGCATTAAGAGCATAACTGCCAGTATCAATGAAAGATTCAACATCACCTGCTTCAATGCCATCAGAAACCAATCCAGCGTATTCATTTCCTGTCTCCTTAATCATTTCTTTTAAAAAACTCATTATAACTCCTTAAACAAAAAAATCTTCAAGTGTATTTCTTTTTTCATGTTCCCATCCAACACATTTCAATATAGTTTTTAGTGGTTCTAAAAATGACTTTTCAAATTGCATATTATAATTTATATACTCATGCAAACCAAATTCTGAAGGTAATACTGTTCCCATACTAATTACAGTATCTCCTACAGGATTCGGCTCTTTAAGATAAGAAAATTTAATCTTTTCTCCCTCTTGAATAATTTGATATTTCTTTACAAGTTTATGTTCTTTCAGTAATTTATTATGTATGATTGTTCCTTTTACATGTATAGGTGTGCCTTTTTTATATAATAACACATTATCACTATATTTGTCAATTCCTTTAACTGATCTAGGAAATGCAATATCTTCTGGAGGAAGTGTTTTAAATGATTCTCTAAAATCTTCAATAAATTCTTGCATTTGATTTTCATTACCATTCATAAGAATATCAAAAGATTCTTTTAATTTTTCTCTGCAAATCGCTGGAGTTGAAGATTTAACTGATTCTATTCCCATTACTTTTAATTTGGGTTTAGAATACTGTACTCCTTCAGAATTATGAACATTCATAATATAATGTTTCTTTCCGGTCCAAACTGCTTTATCTGCAAGAACTTCTCTAGACATATTCATTTTCTGTTCAAATGCATTCATATATACATGCAATTTATTAAATGAATCATTTATGCATTTCTGTATTTTTTCTTCACATACCTTATCTAAAAATTTAATAATCTTTTCTTTATTATTTGTATCAGTAAAAACAGATTTAACCAAATCATCTAAACAAATATAAATTGAATCAGTATCAGCGGCTATAATATAATCTTTATTTTCTGTTTTGAGAATTTTATTCAAATATCGATTAACATCATTTTCGACCCATCTAATTGAAAGTTGTCCTCCAGTCGTAATAGCCGTTGCTTGTCTTTCATCATAAAATCTAAAATATTGATTACCCAATGCACCATAAGCAGAATTAAGCTGAATCTTTCTCGCCATCTGCATATTATTCAACCTTGAAACCTCTTTAATAAGTCTTAATCTATCTAAACCATCTGTTTCTGTTTCCAATTGTTGCTGTGCCTTGAGCATATCTTTTTTAAACTTTTTTCGTTCAGCATACATTCTTTCCATCATTTCTGGAAGAAATCCTTGATGTTCATTTGAAAAATGAAATCCATTAGCACCTATACATATATCTTCAGTTTTAGCATAATCAGTATTAATTTCTTGATTTAAAAGTTTATCAACTGATAATGATTTTTGAGGAAATTTTGTAAGTAAAGTTTCTGGAGAAATATTATATTGCATGATTAAATGTGGATATAAACTATCTAAATCAAAACTAGCAACCCACTTATACATTCCAGGAATAGGTTCTTTTACGTAAGCACCTATATAAGGCCTATCTTTTATCGAATCTTTTTTGGGAGGAAGTTGTATACCTTTATTTCTCAATTCATTATAAATTAAAGTATCCCACATTCTAACTTGTGTATAAACATCTGTATAATTTACTTTGGCATCATATGCTAATACAATAGCCATTTCAATCAATTTCATTTTATCATCTAACTTATTAACAAGTTCAACATCTTTTACATTATATTCTATAAATTTCTGATAATCTTCTCTCCAAAGAGTATGTAATGAACCATATTCAGAATAATCTAATTTTTTCTCATTTAATTCAACATGAGCAATATGATTTAATTGATAAGATTCTTGATTAGTATAAGTAAATTTTCGATATAAATCTAAATAATCAAGAGTTCCAACACCCATGAGTTCATATGCTTGTTGCTGTTTTGCTCCTCCAAAACCCATAACAGTTCTTTCACTCACAAATTGCCAAGGCGATAAATCATAATAAAATGATTCATCAAATAATAAATTCATTCTATTCACAAGATATGGTATATCAAAGAACTTAATATTCCAACCCGTAACAATGTCTATATCTTGCTTAGACCAAAATGACATAAATTCTTGAAGTAAATGTAATTCATTTTCACATTCAAAATATTCAACATCATTTCTATGTTTTGTATATTCACCACAACCAAAAACATAATATGTTTCATTTAAAGAAACAGTAATTGCAGTAACGGGTTCGGGAGCAGTTTCTGGATTAGGAAATCCATTTTCAGAACCGGTTTCAATATCAATATTTGCAGTTATTATTTTAGTTAAATCATATGTAATTTGATCTGGAAAATTATCTGTGATAAAAGTATAATGATAATTTGTATTTCCGTAGATTTTAAAATTCTCTACTCCTTCATACTTTTTTATAAAATCTCTTGTTTCTTTAATATTACCGCACTCAACAGGGGCGAGATGTGTTCCTTCAAGAGTTTTATATTCGGTGGGTTCTGGTGAGTTGATGAATAGAGTTGGATTATAATCCAACTTTTTTTTGAAATGAATGCCGTTAGAATCTATTCCTCTGTAATATATTTTACCGGCCCAATTTTGAACATTTGTGTAAAAGGTCATTTAGTGAATTTGTAATACCAGGATTTATCGTAATCGCTATCCAATTTATCTAGATTAGTATAGCATAATAAAATATGATTGTCAATCCACGATTTTTTATGAACGAATAAATGAAGTCCAAATAATATCTGCAAATAACATTTCCAAAAAAATGCTTCTATGGCTTCCATGGCATATATTTGCCTTTAGTACTTTTATTGATAATTAGAGCCTGTTTGCGACCTGTTCCATCTGCTTTATAAGAACAATGAACCCAACCACTATTGGGATCACCTTTTGGATCATAGAATTCTAAAATAAGTTGATCATAATCTAATTATTATAAACCCATTTTGCTAAATCATGATTTGACACACCATTAATTTCAAAATCCGCGGCCTCGCCTTTTGCATGTTGAGATTTTGCGGAACTGCCTACTGCTAAACACAATTTAACTGATCTATATCCGGAATTGATTCTTACTACTTTTCCAAAATGATCTCTCACAGGTTGTAAAATATTATTACAAACATTTGTCAAATTTACTATTTCTTCTAAACCAGGAGTATTATCTATATTTTTTCTAATAGCAGTATCAGAAAAAGTCATTTCTTTGAATGAAAAATTTTTGGTGAGTTTCATTGTATTGAATCCTAAAAAAAAGGAGGTCATAATCATGACCCCCTTTATTTGTTTAAGTTGTTATATTTTTACACAACTTTGTGATCAACCACTTTCACGCCATCATCTATATCAATTTTGCGAGGTCTCTTTTCTTCAGGAATAACCCGCTCCAGCTCAACTTTTAGCAAGCCATTGAACAAATCTGCACCCTTCACAATGACATCATCAGCAAGGTTAAATCTTCGGGTAAAGACTCGCTTGGCGATTCCATGATGTAAATAACTTTCATCATTTTGTTTTTCGTTTGGAACTGTTTTTATTGTAAGTGTTCCATCTGCAAGTTCTATATCTAGGTCGTCTTTTGTAAATCCTGCTAAGGCAATTTCGATAGCATACTCTGTATCGGTCACTTTGCGAATATTATAAGGAGGATACCCCTGTGAACTATTCGCTAAAAAAGCATCATCAAATAGACGATTAAAAAAAGAATCAAACCCTACGGACATTGATAGTTGGCGATTGAGTTCTTCTATAGATTTCGGTACTAAATACATATTATCTCCTTTATAGGCAGATTAACTAATTAATCCTCTGCAATAAAGCCAGAGGGATGTTGCTGATTGCAACAAATGAGAATTTCATTTTAATTCTCATAAGAACTTATATTATACTCTTATATATATAATTTGTCAAGGGTTGATAGATATACTTTTTTTAATTTTTCTGATTTATCATATTTAAATTCATCATATTTTCCATCTTTTTCAACCCAAAAATAAAAAGAATATAATGATCTATTTTTTAATGGAGTAATTCTACCATGTAAATTTTTACCTTCATAGCAAATACTATCTCCCCTTCCAGTTATAAAATCATCTTCTAAAATATATATTTTCCAGGGTTCACCATAATGACAATGAGATACAGCAATTTCGCATGATTCTCTATCTGTATGAGCATTTAATATACTTTCTTCAAAATACATTCTTGTAAAACAAAAAGAAGGTATTATTTCTTTATTTAAAATTTTTGAAATACGAGAAGTAATTTTTAAATGAGTAATTATTGTTAAATAGTCTTCATAAAAATCATATCCTATATAGCCGTCTTTTTTAATCGGAAAGCCTTTTAAGGATGAATTCATTTTTCCTTCAGCATTTTCGACTTTATATGAAAAATAATTATATATCAAATCATCATCTATTAATTCCTTTAAATCAATAATCATTGTCCAGTAGAACCAAATCCCCCATCCCTATCTGTTTTTTGTTTCGGTCGTTTATGTACAAGTTTAATATTGTAATTTTCTACTTTACGTAATTCTGCTTGTGCAATTCTATCACCATGATTAATTTGAATAGGAGTATGTGATACATTTCTCATAATACAATTACATTCTTCTACATAATCTTCATCAACAATTCCAACATTATTTGCAGTAATCAAACCCTTTTTCAATGCATTACCAGAACGAGGATGTACTTTAACATAATATCCTCTAGGAATATCAAAAATTATTCCTGTAGGTATCAAATATCTCCAATGTGGTAACATAGATAGAGAATTATTTTGTATAAGAATTTCTTTTTTATGATTGTAAGGATTATATGCAAGTACTTTTGTATGTGATTTAAGATGGGCTTTCAAATCAAAACATGCCGACTTTTCAGTTGCTAATGATGGTACTTCAACATCATCATACAAACAAAAAATTCCTAAATTTTCTTGCAATTCAAATGAGCCATTCATTATGATTTTTTACCGATATTATATTTCGGTGTTTATGTCCATTCTTCTTTTTCTGAAAAAGAAAGTATTTTTAATTGATTTAGGGGTAAAGTAGGATCTTTTGTTTTTTCTGGATCTACTAATTTTACAAGATTCCATTCTTCTAAAAGATTTGATATTGTATTTCTTCTAGCAACATCCGTATCTGAAAAATTATACGGCTTTCCATCAAGAGCAAATAACTCTTTAAAATGCACTATATAATATTTACTTTGTTTATGTAAAATATGGCAAGACTGATAAAGTGTTTTTTCTTTTCTACTAGCTACACCAATCCGAGTTAATGTTTCTTTTACTTTTAGAAAATCATCACTTTCTTTTAAAATAATTTCTACCATTTCACCGATGTCATACATTTGTGTTCCTTTCACCGCCCGTATCTAATTTTTCTTTTAATTGACTAATTTCTTCCATGGAGTGTAAAGACAATACTTCCTTTGCTCTTTGTACATTATATCCATAATAATCCATGATCACTTTGATGTTTTCATCTTCCTCGGGTTTTAACCACTTAGGAAAACGTTTATTACGTCTGATTGTATTTATTAAATAGTCAAATTGTAGTTTCTTATCAATATGGGGGCGAATATTCATTTCATTTGCATAAATGACTGTATCCATTGTATAAGATAGTCCTTTATTGACAATAAAAGGCAAATATTGCTTTTCAATCTGATGATCAATATCATCAATCATCAAGTTTTTTTTACCATAATTAATATCGTTTAAAAAATCAAAAGGAGTCATAATCTCTTATTTTCATATAAATTGTTATATAATTCATTATTATCATAACTATCTATAAAAGCCTCATCCCAGCTTTTTACTACTGTAAAATCTTGTAATATATGATTCAATTTTCTACTAAGTAAATCGGCGCCACAATTCCAAACATGACCAGCATAAAAGAAATATTTAGAATTAATAATAATAGTATTATAATATGCTTCAAAATCATCCCAAGCTAATTCACTAATACTATGTGTTCCAATACATAGATCAAATTTTTCATGAATTATAGAAGAATAATCATAAGCAGAAATAAAATTTATTTTACTTAAATCTTTAACCTCATGACTGAGATACCATTTTTGAAGATCGGACACGAAAGGCAGGTCTATAATAGTCCATTTATCAAAATTTATAATAGAATGATTTAATCTATATAGATTCCCATATCCTCCACCAATTTCTACAATATTTTTTATATTCTTACAATAAGAAAAAATAAATGTTGAAAAAAATATATGTCTGCAATCAAGCCCGTCTATATGTTCCCATTTAATTTGTTCTCCATATCCCAAATTTGATTTTGGTACA